CAAACGTCACTGGCAATGTGGTATTAAATTCAACCACAACAAGCACAAGCACAACAACAGGTGCTCTGGTAGTCAAGGGCGGTGCTGGCGTTGCCGGAACCTTGTATGTTGGCGGAAATATAACATACGGTACAGTGCCAGTACTTGACGGCACATCAACTGTGACCAACATAGGCACCGGTGCTGCCTTGCTGGACAGTTTTGCGGTAGCCGTTTATAGATCCGGCAAATACGTCATGTCGGTGACCGATGTTACCAACACGCAATACCAAACATCAGAAATATTGTTGCAACAAGACGGTACCTATGCCAATATTGCCAGTTATGGCATATTGTACAGTGGTGCAAGTTCGCGCATGACTTTTAGTTCAAATATCGTTTCTGGTAATGTGATGCTGTGGGGTACAGGAGTCAGTGCAAACAATACAGTAAAACTACAAAGAACACTGATTCCGGCGTAATTCTAATAAATATACAAATAACAGGAACACATAATGCAAAAAATTAAAAAAATGTACCGTAGTGATTACATGGGCGAAGAGATTGTTAAAGATCTAGTATGGTCTGACCTCCAATGGAATCGAACAAACGAGTATGTTCCAAACAACGTTATCAACAATCAAATTTCAAATACTGCGGTAATCATTGGAAATGGGCCCAGTCGAACACAGCTGACCACACTACAAAACATATTTGATTTGTTGAAAAATCACAAAGGTGGCTTGTTGGCAACTGGCCGAGCACAGACTTATGGGTGCAATGGATTGTATAGAGATTTTTGGCCAGACTTTTTGATTGTGAACGGCAACAATATAGCACAAGAAGTGGCCAACAACTACGATTGTGAAAACAAAATTGTATATGCAAATTCTGATGCTGTTCTGAGTTACCCAGGAAAATTTTATCTGACTCCGCAGAATCCCTACTGGGATGCAGGTGCAGTGGCAGCTTACTTGGCCTGTTTTGACGGTCACAAACGAGTATACCTGATGGGGTTTGACGGACACAGCGGACAGCCCGATGAACACTACAATGTGTATACCGGCACCACAAACTATGCAGACAGCCAATTTGAGGTCAACACAGAAGCATTTACCAGTAAGTCATTGAAACATGTGATGGATTTGTATACCGATGTTGACTTTGTCAGAGTCATGCCCACACCAGACTGGTATATGCCTGACTTATGGAAATATCAATTGAACTTGCGTCAAATTGATTTCCAGGCATTTGTTCAAGAAATTGATCTATAATACACTTTCCAGTGTACGTAGTTTGTCAACCACAGCATCAAACTTGAATGTTCTCCAGACGCCGGGGTGCAATGGATTGGGGTGATCGTTGAGCGATACCCAAGCATATCCACGATGCTCGTGATTTAAAACTGGTATAAACTCGCTCTCCACAGTGATCACATAGGTGTGATAAACAAACTTTTTGCTTTCGCTGGTAAATTTTTCAATTGGTATGATTTTTTGTGATCTCAGGCTGAGGCTGATTTCTTCTTCAATTTCTCTATATAAACCTTCGACGGGTGTTTCATCGTCTTCTACTTTGCCGCCAACCAACCCCCATGATCCGTCGTGCCGATCTCCGTTACGCAATAAAAATAGATAACGTTTGGTGTTTCTACAGTAGACCAGTGCACCAGCACCTGTTAGATTACTAGCCCCCACAGACCGGCTGGGTATATTCCGTCGTAGCTTTTTATCCATTGATCATTTTCTCGTTTGTATTGAATTCCTGTGGATAGGTTTGTTAGATAGTGTAACGTATTTGAGTTGCGGCTGTCAAACACCACTGACCAATGTGTACCATTGAATTCCACAATGTCGCCATCGTTGGCAATCAAATCTTGATTGTCGGCTCCGCGCCAGGCCACTGCCCCGTATAGGTTATTGGCTTGACCAATTTCTTCAGTCAACAAGTACCGTGTGCCGTTGGCAGGGTGTAATAAGTAACTGTCAACATTAACGTTTTGGGGGTTAATGATAGCATTGATTGGTGCCATGTTATTGGTCGGAATGGTATCGCCAAACGGCGTATACAGCAAAATGGTTGGGTCAGATGGGTGTACAGCAACAGTGCCCACAATTTCGGATCCGTTGGATTGCATGAGTCTGATTTCGCTGATGCCCGGACGGAACGCACCGTATTGTTCCAGTACCGGTTGCCATGCATGAGTTTGATTGGGGATGTCATTGGCAACGATGTCAGTTTGTTTTATCAGTCTCAATATGTGTCCACTATTGTCTGAGTGCAGTAAGACACCATAGTTGCCAAATGATACATATTTTTTGTCTAGTACGTTGAAGTCATTCAGGTCCTGAATGTTGTTGACAATGCTATGTATAACTCCAAGTCTTTTGACCTTGATGCTGGTACTGATCCAAATTGGCAACTCAAATGTCATTGATGCAATATCAATGGGTTCTTCGCCGCCGGTTGGAACAGTACGACTGGACCAGTTTACATCAGTCAGGGTTGCAACAGTCAAGCTAGTCCAGTCAATATAGTTGTCTGTGCTTTGCATTTCTATTGACGGGTTGAACATGGCGCTCAACTGTTCTATTAGCTGTAGCTTTTGTTCGGTGTTGCTGGTCCATATATCCAACTTCAGTGTCAGTTTGTAAGGCACAGGCATCAAACGTTCAACAGTATATGCTTCGCCTTGGTTGTGTGTATAGGTGCCAGTTACCGGATCAAATTCTCTTTGTCTAAATTGTAAATTTTGTACCAGTGTTGGATCTTGTACACGCTCTCTATCATATGCTAACGCATTGACATACACAGCCATGGCTGGCACAGTAGACAGTGTGGCTGCAGAGTTGTTGCGTATGATTTGTGCCGCCTGACGACTTTGGTCTCCGTAGATCACAGGCACACGTTGGTAATTGACTACACCAGTACTGTCTTTACCAAACTCCACGTAAAAGTTTGAAACAATTCGAATGAACTGACTGATAAAACGTCGGATCTGTCCGTCATAAAAATAATTGCTGGGTGCGGTCATTGATTATCTGCCTTGGGTCTGAGAGCTTGACTCAAGCTCTGTTTTTCTTTGCGTGTATGTCCTTGTTTGTCAACCCAGGTTCTGGTGTCGTTGACAAAGGTGTTGAATTGAGTGGTGTTATTGGCCGCACCCGGAGTCAATCCAGTGCGCTCAATATCTTCCATCTTGACCCATCGAGATCCATTGTATCTAAACAATCTGTTTGGTAGATAGTCTGTGCGTAACACATAATCTCCCACACTGGGGCTTGCAGGAAATTCAATACCAGCTATAACTGGATAGCCGTCAGGAGCAAATCCGTCGCCTACTAGGTAACTGTCTAAAGGTACTTCTTGTTTGCTTGGCGATATTTTGGTCTTGTCGGGCTTGATGTCGGGTTCTACCCAGAAAGGCGTAGTGTCATACCCTGATCGTGGCACATTGCCTTCGGCTTCTTTGATTACAGCATTGTTGATGGCAATGGTTGTGTCGTAAGTGCTGAGCAATTGACCCAGTGGAGTAACTCCGTCACTGGCTTTGATGTTGTTGAGAATATCTTTGTATTCTTGACTGTCCACCAACGGATTCAATTTGACACGCCACAAGTGTCCCCACCAGGTTGGGCTATAACCTTCACTGGCAAAACTGGTATCTCCAATTACAAAGAATCGTTTTAGTGCAGCCGGCAAATCGGCATTTAGCGGATCATAATCAACCAGGTGTTGGATTTCAATAACATCTCCGGCCATCAGTTTTCGACCAATTTGGTCCAGCATGTCGTTGTAGTGAAATACCATAAACAATGTACCAGTTTGCAAGAACAGGCCAAATTGGCTCAGGTCAAAGTCTTGGTCGGCCACTTGATAAATGCCACGCATTTTATAAACGTCTTGGTCGTATTTTCTGTCTCGGTTTTCAACAAACAACAAGTCTTGGATGTTTTGTGCGCTTTGGTTGGTATAACTTGGCTTGGCGGCATTGGGACTAAAACCAATGCTGACTGACAATCCAATGGTGCTAGTAGTTGATGCACTCAGTGTCACAGATGATGCATCTTTGGCAATCACAGTGGTTCCGGCTGGGATGCCTGCGCCAGTTACTGTGTCACCAATATTGATCATGCTAGTATCAGCAAAATTTAGTATTGTGGCCGTGGTTTGTGCGGCAGTAGTAGACAGTTGTAGACCTTGTGTGGTGGTACCTAGATATTTGTGTAGCAAAATACCAGTGCCGCCAATGGTAAACATTTCCGAGATACGTCGGTCTAAAAACTTGTAATCGTTAGTGTGTTTACCGTCTTTCCATAGACTCAAACGTGGCATAGCAAATCCTGTTAATTGTAGTATTTATGGGCTTGACCGATTAACCATTTTAGTATATAATAACGGCATGGACATAGATTACGTCAATTTGATAGATCGTCTAAGCGACCTGAGATACCAAGTAAATAGTATAAATCCCAAACACAGGATACAGCTATCTCAGATGTTTAAAAACTGCCAAAAACTGGCCACAGACGCCAGCAAAGAACTGGTAGAATGTCGTAGGGTACAACGAGAAACAGCCAAATTTGTTACAATAAAACAACAGCTTGCAGAATCGTTAAATACCCTGGAACAGTATGTGGTTTTTGCTACCCTACTCGGTTGACCTAAAAAACCAAAACATGTTATAATACAATTTGTTCAGTTAAGGAGCGAAAATTATGGCCACAGTTGCCGGAATCAAAGTCAAGATCAAACCCCCTCGCGAGCGCCGAGTTGCGTTTGCAGACGAAAAACACACTGGCTCAGAACCAGTGTGGGACACTGAACGTGCATTGACATTTAGCGATGCTGATTTTGATCATCATCTGCGCCGTAGTTTCAATTACTACAATTACCACTACAACCAAAAAGATTGCAAAAAGCATGTGGTAGAGTGGATGCAACGTCAAGAAAAAGCCTTTACCAAAGAAGACCTCAAGGCATTCATTCGCGCCAGCGATCGCTCATTGAGCATGACAGCCTGTAGCCTGGTCATGGCACATCGTCAGGGTATGCCATTGAAACCGCGCCACCTGGAATTCCTCAACCAAGCCATTCGTACAGCAATTGGCTCAGCCGAACCCGAAGTTGAGGAAGTGGTCGCAGAAAAAGTCAAGGCATACGTGCCCACCATTCAAGATCGTCTCAATGAAAAGACAGCAGAAAACATTGGCGAACTGGAAGGCATGTACGACGACTTTGTCACAGACAAAAAAGAAATCAAAACATACGATTTCCTGGTTGCCAACAATGTGCCTCAAAGCCAACTTGGCAAGTTTGAGGAAGTGTTCCAAAAACGATTTGACGAGTTAAAAGCCGCTTACGAGAAACAGGACGAGCAACTGGTTGAAGGCTACAAGTATCTCAAGGCCGCAGACTTCAAGCGTATCTTTGTACAACTTGACAAGATGCTGAACGACATTGATCAGTATCGTGGAGTCAAGAAAGCCACCAAGAAAGTACGTGCTCCACGTGCAGTCAGCAAAGAAAAAGTGGTGGCCAAACTCAAGTATGCCAAGGACGACAAAGCACTCAAATTGGTCAGTATCAATCCTGTGGATATCTTGAACACCCAAGAACTTTGGGTATACAATGTCAAAACACGCAAGTTGGGACGCTATGTTGCAGACAGCTTGCAAGGTCCGCTGTCGGTCAAAGGCACCAGCGTCACAGGCTTTGACACTGCCAAGAGCATAAGCAAAACTCTGCGTAAGCCAGATGAAAAACTCAAAGAGTTTGCCAAAGCCGGCAAGATACAGCTACGCAAGTTCATGGATGATATCAAGGCCACCAGCACAGTTCTTAACGGGCGTATCAGTGCAGACATTGTGTTGCTGAAGGCAATTTAAACCAGGTGTCCTGTTATAAATACACTATAACAGGACACTTAACATGCCAAGCATACCAGCAACCAATCCTCAAATAACAGGTAACCTAACAGCATTTGGTAGCCTGCCTACCAAAAGTTTATATAACCCCGTAACCGGCACTGGACCCGGTGACATTGCATTTGACGGAAGTGTGATGTCAACGTCGGATGCAAAACGTGCCGAAATTACCGACTACATACGTATGCGTTTAGGTGATGGCATTGTTGATGTTGAACTAGACAAAGAACACTACGAAATGGGCATCAAGCAGGCCTTGGTCAAGTACAGACAAAAAGCACAAAACTCAGTAGAAGAAAGTTATGCATTTCTTGATCTACTGCCAGAAACACAAGAATACATACTGCCACCTGAAATCCAAACAGTACGTGCCTGTTTTAGACGCGGTATTGGAAGTGTGACAGGTACTACAGCTAGTCAATTTGAGCCGTTTGCATCGGGCTATTTGAATACTTACATGTTGGTTGCAGGCCGTGTGGGTGGATTGACCAACTATGAGTTGTTTGTAGACTACCAAAAGTTGTCAATGAAAATGTTTGGCGGTTACATGAATTTTACATTCAATCCAGTGACCAAAAAATT